TTAATCTCTATGAAGCGCAACCACAAAAGACTCGCAGCAATCAGAAAGCTGCCATGCATCCGGTGCGGTAATCCCAATAGCCAGGCTGCTCATTCAAATAGCGCAAAGCATGGTAAGGGTAGGTCGATTAAAGCTAGTGACGAGTTCACAGTGCCGCTATGCCATTCCTGTCATTTCCAGTTCGATACATTCCAGCTTGGCAATCGAGCAGAAAGTGAAGCAATGTTCGATCAGTGGTTGGTGAGAGTGGATCGGATGTTGGTGATGGAAGATAGAGAAGTTTTCTAGGAGTAAGAAATGCAAAAAGCCGTGTTTCCTATCCAGAGTCATGCCGACATCACCAAAGCCATTGGCTTCATGCATACCTATTACACCCAAGCGATTGAAAGTGGTAAGCCGTTGGTGGTGAGGATCAATCAAACACCAGATGAACGGTCAGCAGCGCAGAATAGGCTTTACTGGAAATGGATTGGTGAGATTAGAAGAAAGACTGGTCAGGATGAAGATTCACTCCATTACGAGTTCAAGAAGAAGTTTCTGATTTATATCTACCGCCGGGATGACCAGCAGTTTGCTGAAATGTGTCATGCCATTGCCAAGGTGAAGCAATCTGAACCAGATGAGTATAAAGCTATCGGTGAACAGGTCATCAGGCTTTGCAGTACAACCAAGGCGACAGTGAAGCAGATGACTGAATATTTGAATTACGTGCATGACTTTGCTGTGACTCAGTTGCATGTGCATTTGACTGTGCCGGATGATTTGAAGTGGTGTTATCAGGAGTAAAGATATGGCGAACCTAACGCCTAAACAGCAAAGGTTTGTCGAAGAATATCTGATAGACCTAAATGCAACACAAGCCGCGATTCGTGCGGGTTACAGTGAAAGGACAGCACAAGAGCAATCATCGCGCCTGTTATCAAATGTTATGGTTCGAGAGGCTATCCAAGAAGCGCAAAACAAACGTACTGAACAAACCCAAATTGATGCAGCCTATGTCTTAAAGCGCCTAGTCGAAATCGACCAGATGGATGTCTTAGACATCATGGACGATCAAATGAAGATTCTTCCATTGCGTGATTGGCCTAAGATTTGGCGACAATATATTTCTAATATTGAGAATCTTGAATTAACCGATGCTGATGGTGTGTTTAAGAAAATTAAATGGCCTGATAAGGTGAAGAATCTTGAGTTACTAGGTAGGCATGTCTCTGTGGGCGCATTTAAAGACAAGGTGGAGCACTCAGGAAAACTTGAGATCCAATCACTATCCGACCTGATGGATGAGCTAAGCAACGACTGAAAATAAGGAGAGCGTATGCTTAAACCTGAGCATAGAGCAAAACTTATTGATCAGCACTGGCGGCTAAACAATCTCTACTACATCACCGACAAGAACGGTAAACAAGTTAAGTTCAAGATGACACTTGAGCAGCTTGAGTACTTTGAGAATGAGTGGTCGAGAAACATCATCCTAAAAGCGCGTCAGCTCGGCTTTACCACTGAGATGTGCATCATTCAATTGGATGCTGCACTGTTCATGTCTGATAAATGTGCCCTGATTGCACATACCCTGCATGATGCTAAACGTCTGTTTCGGGAAAAGGTCAAATACGCTTATGAGAAGCTGCCACATCCATTACGTGCAGCCAATCCATTAAGCATTGAAACCAAGGAGGAGCTTGTATTCTCCAAAGGTGGATCGGTCACGGTCAGTACATCATTCCGTGGTGGAACACTTAAGCGATTACATATTTCCGAATTCGGTAAGATCTGTGCCAAATACCCCGATAAGGCGCGTGAGATTGTCACTGGTGCTTTTGAGGCGGTTGGCTTAGGTGGAAAGATCACCCTTGAATCTACTGCCGAAGGTAAGTCTGGTTATTTCTATGACTATTGCCAGACCGCTGAGAAGCTACAACTGCAAGGTAGAACGCTTGGCATCCTGGACTGGAAATTCTTTTTCTTCTCATGGTGGAAGAATCATGATTATGCCTTGCCAGTTACAGCTGAGATTCCGCAGCGCCTAAAAGATTACTTTGCTGAACTAAAAGCCAAATACAACATCCATACCACGCCAGAGCAGCAGCAATGGTACTGGCAGAAAGAGAAAACGCTTGGTGAGGATATTAAGCGTGAGTATCCATCTATTCCATCTGAGGCCTTTGCTCAGTCAGTAGAGGGCGCTTACTACAAGAAGCAATTCAAATTCTTGTACGAGAATGGCCGTATTGGTGAATTGCCTGATAATTCCCATTTGGATGTGATGACCTTCTGGGATTTGGGTGTGTCAGATTCTATGGTGATCTGGTTCATTCGCAAGATCGGTGATGATCATTATCAGGTGATTGATTACTACGAAAACTCAGGCGAAGGCATGCGTCATTACTTCAAGGTCTTGAAGGATCGCGGCTATACCTATTCAGCACATTACGCTCCACATGATATTCAAAACCGCTCATTGATGAACGATGGCAAATCTCGTCTTGATATTGCCAAAGAAGGTTATGAGATTGATGGGGTGAAATATTCAGTTCGTTTCCAAGTGGTTCCTAATATTGGAATCATGGACGGCATTGAATTGGCCCGTGAAATCCTGCCTCGATGTGAGTTTGATGAAACCAAGTGTGAGGAAGGTATTTCTCATCTGGAAAACTAGCGCAAAGAGTGGGATGACAAGAAAGGCTGCTGGAAAGATAAACCTCTGCATGACCATACTTCGCATGGTGCCGATGGTTTTAGATATTTTGCTGTGGCGATGTCGAAGAAGATTCAACCTAAAACTATTTCATTAAGCACGGTGTACTAAATGGCAGTCAATTCAAAACATCCTAAATATGCTGAATTTGAAGGCCGCTGGAAGGTCGTTCACGATCTATGTGATGGTGCAAATGCAGTGAAAAAGGCAGGCGCTTTATATCTGCCTGAAATCAATGTAAGCAAGGATCAGCGTGAGAATGATTTACGCAATCAGGCGTATCGTGATCGTGCTGTACTGTATGAAATCACTAAGGATACCAAACAGGAATTGATCGGTATTGCCTTTTCAGAAGACCCGAACTTTGATCCTGATGGTATGGATTTCCTGAAATACAATGCCGATGGTACTGGCAAGTCTTACTACCATTTGATGCAAAGTGCTTTAGGTGGATTGCTTGATGCTGGCCGTGGTGGATTATTTGTGGATTATCCACAGACAGATGGTGCGACTTCGGTTGCTGAGGTGGAGCGTTTAGGCATTCTGCCGACCGTGGTGCACTACAAAACCTTAAGCATTATCAACTGGGGTGTGCGAAAAGTTGGTGCTCACTTCAAAACAGCTTTAGTGGTTCTTGCTGAGAAGGATTCTATTGTGGATCCGAGCGACGAGTTCAGTCTAAAAGAGATTCAGCTCTACCGGGTATTGCGACTGGACCAGAACGGTGAATATTGTGTTCAGATTTATTCTGATCGCACTGGCACTTTGCAAGCCGATAGCGAACCGTATTATCCGACTGATGCAAATGGTGCCAAGTGGAACGAGATTCCATTTATCCCGCTTGGCTCAGTGGCCAATGATTGGGAGATTGACAATATCCCGCTTGAGTCACTGGCATTGATGAATATCGCGCATTATCACAACTCGGCTGAGTACGAGAACAGTGTGTTCCTTTGTGGACAGATTCAACCGGTAATGACTGGTCTAGATACGGATTGGCGCGACTGGCTGCAAGAGCATGGTGTGATGCTTGGCTCCATAACTCCTTTGATGCTTCCTACAGGTGCGACATTTAACTTTGCTCAGGCAGAGGAACAGATGATTGCCAAGGAGGCAATGGAAGCCAAAGAGAAGCACATGAAAGCTTTAGGTGCCAAACTGCTTGAGGAAAATCAAGTGGTGAAAACTGCAACCGAATCCAACAATGAATCGATGGCGAAATACTCTGTCCTGTCTTTATGTGTGGCGAACCTTAATGAAGCGTCTGAAATTGTATTGCGCTGGTGTGCCAAGTACTTTGGATCTGGTGATAAAGCCAAGTTCACAATTAAGCAGGACTTCGCTAAAGGTAAGCTGTCACTGGATGCGTTGAAGTTCTATAACGAGCTGGTGCAGCAAGGTAAATTGAGCCGTCAAACCTTCCATACAATTCGCACAACCGGCAAAGTTCCTGAGATTGATTATGAGGAAGAGGAAAAACGGATTGAAGTTGAAACGGCTAGTGCTTTACCAGGGATGAACTATGAACGACCAAATAGCACAGGAAGCAATACTTAACGCCCTAAGCCAGCATTCAGCCTATAGCTATCGAGCATCAACCCAAGCTTTAAATGAGGTTTTAAGCCGATTTTACGGCCTGTCTAATAAGATGGTGTCAGAGCTAAGGGAATTACTTGAAAACCTGTCTGACGCTGAAAGAATCGCATTGGCGAGTGGTCAATACACTACTGATCAATTGAAAGAAATCCGAATTCTGCTGAATGACCGGTTTAAAGAGATTTCAGTCGAGGTGCCGGAAACCTTTCATCAGTCAGCGGTTAGCATGGCAGTGTATGAAGCATCTTATGTTAGTCAGTTGATGACAGGCGCGGCAGCTTCGGTCAGTGGTGAACAGCTTTATAAAAAAGCGAAGTCTACTCCATTGGCAGGCGGTCAGCTCATTAATGAGATGTTTGGCTTTGTGTTAGATAAGGCTCGAAAGCAGGTTGAATATGCCATTCGTGATGGCATCAATCAGGGCCAAACCAATCAGGAAATCATTACCCGTATTCGTGGCAAGCGAATCAAGGTAGGCAATCAGTACGCTTATGTTGGTGGTATCTGGGATGCGACCAAGGTTGAGATTGAGCGAACTGTTCGGACTGCACGAAGCCATGTGGCAAATGTTGCTTATGATGATACGTGGAAGGCGCTTGGATTCACTCATGTGAAATTCGTCAGCACTTTGGATGGTCGCACCTCTAAACAATGCGCCTCACTAGATGCCAATGTCTATGACATCAATAAGGCTTATCCAAAACCGCCACTTCACTATAACTGCCGGTCTGTGTTGGTTGGCTGTGATGCTGATGGTGATATTGCTGGCAAACGCCCTTTTGTGATGGATGAGCGCAAGGTCAAGGATATTCCGAAAGATGACCGCAAAGACTTGATTGGTCAGTTGGATGCTAACACATCATTTAAAAAGTTCTTTGATCAGGCTGATGAGTTTTTTCAGAAAGAATGGCTCGGCCCAGCACGCTACAAGCTCTACAAAGAAGGCAATTACAGCATCGATAAGTTTGTCGATCCGCAAGGTGCCATGTACACGCTGGATGAGTTGAAGGCGCTGGATAAGCAAACATTCGATGACTTAGGACTTTAAAACCAATTTTAACCTAGACCCAAACGGGTCTTTTTTTATGCCCGCAGTTTGTGACTGCACCAAAGCTCGGAGAGCAAAATGCTGAAGTATGAATTAGAAAATCTCGATGGTGTCGAGGAATCTGTCAAATCACTCTATGAAGAAAAAGACGGTAAATACGTCCTGAAAATCGAAGGTATTCCGCAGCCACAAAATGATGATGGCTTGCGTAAAAAGGTTGATGAACTGCTTGCTGAAAAGAAAGCCGAACAGCAAAAGCGCAAAGAAGCGGAAGAGCAGGCCCGCAAAGAAGCTGAGGAAAATGCCCGTAAGAACGGCAATATTGAAGCTTTGGAAAAGTCATGGGGTGAGAAATTCACAGCACGCGAAACCGAGCTGTTAAACGAAAAACAGGCACTTGAGGCGCAAGTCTACAAATTAACAGTAGGAAGCAAAGCCACTGAACTGGCAGCAAAACTTGCTGTACCAGGTAGTGATTCCGTTTTACTTCCACATATTAGCAATCGTCTGCAGGTTGAAACTGTGGATGGTGAAATCAAAATCCGTGTTCTTGATTTGCAGGGTAAGCCAAGTGCATTGAGCATTGAAGATTTAGAAAAAGAATTTCGTGCGAATGAGGCATTCAAGCCTTTGATTCGTGCGTCAAACGCATCAGGAAGTGGGGCTTCTGGTGGTCAAGGTGGCGGTGCTACCAAAAAACCACATGAAATGACGACAGCCGAGCGTCAAGAGTGGCAATTACGCGACCCATCAGGGTTTAAGGCTGCTTTAGACAATGGTGAATTTAATAAATAATTTGGAGTATTAATCTTATGGCATCAGTTCGCCTTACAGATATTTATAACCGCGACCTTTTGGCAAGCTACATTGATCGCGATTCCCTTGAAAAAACCGCATTTGCTGATTCGGGTGTGTTGGTTACCAATAACGAATTTAGCCAATTGTTGAATGCACGTACTGCGATTCAGGAAGTTCCGTACTGGAATGATCTGGATGCATCTATCGAGCCAAACTACAGCAACGACAACCCGGCTGATAAAGCTGTTCCGTTGGCGCTGAATACTGGTGTGATGAAAGCCCGTATTGCTCACCTGAACGAAGGTTGGGCGGCTGCAAACCTTGTGAAGGAATTAACCGCACAAGATCCACTTGCAGCAGTAGGTCGCAAACTAAACCGCTACTGGCAGCGTCAGGTTCAACGTCGTCTGATCGCATCCACTTTGGGTGTGTATGCCGACAACGTAGCCAACCATTCAAGCGACATGGTGGTATCAGATGCGGTTGGCGGCCTAGATGCTGACATTATCATTGATGCTGGTGCGACTATGGGTGATAGCGATGAGAGCTTAGGCGCTCTGGTGGTTCACTCTAAAAAGTATGCAGACCTTCAAAAGCAAAACTTGATCGAGTTTGTTGAGCATTCAGATGCTAAAACTCAGATTGCTACCTACCAAGGAAAGCGTCTGATTAAAGATGACGGCATGCCGATGATTTCAGGCCAATATCTTTCAATCTTGCTGGGTGCTGGTGCGATTGGTTATGGCTTTGGTCAGCCAGACAATGCTCAAACTGTTTCGTATAAAGACGAAGAAGCAAACGGTGGTGGTGTAGAAACAATCTGGTCGCGTCGCAAGACATTCATTCACCCGCTTGGCTACAGCTTCACTAGCGCAACCATCACGGGTAATGGCACAGAAGATCCGGCAGTCTCTGCATCATGGGCTGACCTTGCTCTGGCTGCAAACTGGCAGCGTGTCTATGACCGCAAAGCCATTCCATTGGCATTCATTCTAACCAAGTAAGGAGCTAAACATGGCTATTGGTAAAGGCGAAAAGAAAACCCGCTGGGAAGATGTAGTTGCTGGATTTAAAGTTCAGCAACCTAAAAAGGCATCAGGCAAAGCATCTGGATCATCTACAGGTTCAAGCACACCGCCTAAAGATGATGATGCCGGTAAGAATGGCGGTGGCACTGAAGGTGCTGGTGATAGCACCCAACCAACTGACTTCAATGCTCTAACGGTTGAAAAACTCAAAGAGCAGCTTGCAGCAAAAGGAATTGAAATTCCTGCTGATGCGAAAAAGGCTGATTTAGTCGCTCTATTAGAACAGGAATAACTATGAATTACGTCACTATCGATTCAGTCACTCAAAGCCTTGGCCCAGATTGGGCTGGATCGGGTGACGCTAATCTCGCAGTTACTCAGGCAAATGCTTGGCTTCGTGTCAAGCCTTTGCGTCAATTTGAAGTAATCCCGGAAGATGTATTACTTGCAGGGGCTTATGCTGCGCAGTTGGCCGCTAAAGGTGAACTCTATGTGACGCAGACTGATGGCGTGGTGAAATCCAAGCGCGTCAAAGCGGACACAGTAGAAGTTCAAAAGGAATATGTGGCAGGCATGGAGCAGGGCAAAAGCTCGACGATGTTATTCATTGAAGATCTGCTTGTACCGTACCTTTCCAAAGGCTTTGCAATTAATACATTTGTGGTGAAGTGATGGGTATTAAAGATGATATTCAGGCCGAAGTGGCTGCGGCATTTAGTGCTGATCTAGCTGATGCAGTCGATACCTTCACCTGTGAAAAGTTGATTTACTCAGGTGAGTTTGATTTTGAAACACAGACTTATCCCATTGTGGGTGATGAGTCATATTCAGGTCGTGGCGTTCTGTTTGGCTCGTATTTAAAAGATATGGTCAAGCCGGCTGATTACCAGGCGACAGATTCTAAGGCTACAGTGCTTCAAAATGAAGTTACAGGCATTCCTCAGATCGGTGATGTTTGGGTTACCAGTAGAGGTGGATTTAAGGTGGTGAATATTGGGGCTGATCCAGTAGCAGCAACCTATACCATTCAATTAAGAAAGGTGGGTGTATGATCAACAACAACTATGTACCCGAATGGCATATCTCACCCTTTGAGCATTCAAAATACACTCTAGTCCGCAATCAAGATCAATTTGATTTGTTGTTTGATGATATGAACGACACACAAGAGTTTCTGCATTTGGGTGCGGGTGCTCAGGTCGATTATTATGACGGTGGCAAACATTGCATTGTGCAGTTGGGCGATTGCAGTGAAAGAACATTAATTGAAGTCCATGGGCTTTTATTGCATGAAGCTGTTCACATCTGGCAACGAATAAGAAAGCTGATGGGTGAAAAAAAGCCAAGCACTGAATTTGAAGCTTATTCAATACAGCGGATTGCTCAGGATCTTTTTGCAATGTTTCGGGAGAGTGAAACTGATGGGATGGAAAAACAAACCGAGTAATTTTGCGCTTGAGATAGAGAAGGTTGGCGATGAGCATTTACGAAAGGTGAGTGCTGAGATGCTGCAACAGGTGATTGTCGGTAGCCCTGTAGATACTGGAGCATTCCGTGGCAATCATCGAATATCTGTGAATAGCCCAGACAGTACATATGACCTATCCACTGCTGATAAGGGTGGTAGCGCTACACAGCAAGAAGGTAATCAAAAGATTCTTCGGGCTAAGTTGGGTGATTTGGTATATGTGCAAAATAACCTGCCTTACGCGGTTGCACTAGAAAATGGACATAGCCAGCAAAGGCCTTTGGGTATCTATTCAGTCGCCTTTATGAATATATCGAGCAAATACAAATGATGACACTCACCCAAGCCGAAACAGCCATTCATCAAGAATTGGTGAGAATTGCCAAACTCGAAAATCTAATCGTTGAAATGGTGAACAAGCCACCAAGTCATGGCAAGCCCTTTGAACCACCTAAGAACAAGGCTTGGAGCAAGGTGTTTATTCAATACGCTGATAGCCAGATTGTAGGCATTGGTGATAAGCCATGTATTCGGGATCAGGGCATCATTTCAATTCAGTGCTTTGCGCCACTGGGTAGTGGCCTTATGGTGCTTTCTGAGCTGTGCGACACATGGCGAAAGCATCTGCAATCCTTTGGAGCATCTCATCTCGAAATCTATAAAGTGCATGCACCACAAAGCATGGACGAAAAAAACTTCTACGCTAAGATAGTGAGAGCAGAATTTAGGATAAATTGAGATGAACGAATACCAAAAGATGCTCCATGAAATCGAAGCCAAGAAACAACAATTGGAACAGCGTATTGCGGCAGCGGTTCAGGCTGAACTATCCCAATGGCAGCAAGAAAACAGTTTGCCTATCCGTGGAGTCTATATTGATTTAGGGGATGTTAGCGAAATGGGCAGCCCTAAGCTATATGGAGTTACTGGAGCTTCAGTCGATATAGATTTCAAGCCATAAAAATATGCACCTTCGGGTGCTTTTTTAATATCTCAATTTTTTTCACCGCCAAGAAGGCGGTTTTTTAATTTAAGGAATCGCTATGGCAACACGTTTAGTAAACCTGACCAATACTCCACAGCTTATTACCTCTAAGGCTGCTTATATAGAAAGTATGGATGGTGAATTTAGATTTGCATTTTCACCAACTATTCCAACAAATTTAAGTGTCAGCCATAAGGACCGTAAGCTTTATTCAGATGGCTCGTTAGGCCCTTTGTATGTATGGAAAAGCACTAGTTCTGAATTACAAATTATTGTATCTGAGGCAACCTAATGATCAAAACACCGCTAAGCACCGTCATTGGCGGTGCATTTTGGACACCAGGAGCCACGGTGATTAATGGCGCAAAGCTCAGCTTTGAAATTGTCATGAAAAAGCTATTTGCAAATGGCGAGCAGGGTTTTTATCAAGATCCTTATGATCTAGGTGTGATGTTTCAGGATGCAGCAGGAACTACTGCGGTAAATGCTTCGGGGCAACCGTTGGGGTTGGTGCTGGATAAGAGTAAGGGTCTGGTATTGGGTAGCGAAGAGTTTAATGACGCAAGTATCACCTTTGTTGGTGAATCCTCTAGGGTTTCGACTGGTGTTTATAGGTTATATTCATCCAATGGAGCTTACTCATTAATAGATAGATTAAGCGGGCCGGTACGCCCAACGGCTGGAAAGGCATTTTTAATTTCTTTTAATGTTGACTCGGTTGCTGTCGCTGGTACTGGTATTTCTATAGAGGGTAGTACCTCAGTAATTGTTGTTCCATCAACCATTGGGGAAAAAACTTGTATAGTAGTTTCCAATGGGTTGTCAAACATTGGACTTAAGCGCAGCAGCACGGCTATGGATGTTCAAATTAGCGGTATAAGCATCAAAGAACTGCACGGCAACCACGCCTACCAAGCCACATCAGCAGCCCGACCCATTTTACAAGACGCCCCACGTCGAATTGATTTTGATACTGTCGACGACAAGCTCATCACAAACCTACCAGCACAAGTAACAGGCTGTACAGTGATTCGCTCTGTACCAGGTGTTGGAGCTCAGATCCTTACAAATCAAACAATCCCTGCAACCTACGAGGACAACAAAGACCATTGTGGGTTGATTGTGATTAACAGGGCTTTAACTCCTAGTGAAACCTCGGCTATTGCGACTGAATTCAACAAGAGGGCGGGTGTATGAAATTTAACTTATCAGTCGTAAACATCATCCCCGACACCCACAAAGACGCGCTTAACCAGATTGCTGAACTCTACGGATGCGGTCCCAATAACTTGTCCGTAAAACTACAAGGTGAAGACGGTATTTATTGGGGCTGTCATTCCTGGTGGAAACCAGAAGACTACGCAATATTTAGCGATGATGAATTGCGACAACAGGTAGTTCCTACCGAGTTACAACCATCACTTGAGTTTTTGTATGAGCGCCTGATGCTTGATGGTGATGCTCAAGAGAACTGGCAGGCTGCATTAGCTTTAAATGGGCTTTCTGAAGTTCGGGAAGAAAATCAAACATGACCGCCGAAAGGGCGGTTTTTTAATATCCAAATTTATCGCCACCGAAAGGTGGTTTTTTTATGCCTTGAATAGGAGAAAACCATGAGTTCGGGCGCAAAACAACTAGTGCAGATTGCAAAAGAAACTGTTATTGGAACAGTGCCTTCGCCATTTGCGCGTCAAACCTTGGCATTTACTGATATTTCATTAAACCAAAGTGTCGAAAAAACAGAGTCAGCTTCAATTACGGATGGTCGATTGCAACAATCATCTATGATTACTTCGGCGGAGTATTCAGGTGAGTTGAGCGCAGAAGCTCAGTATGGTGCTTATGATGATCTAATGGCAGCAGCAGCTTTTAATGCCTGGGCGACCAATGTTCTGACTTTTGGTGGCACCAATCGCCAGACATTTAGCATATTGCTTGGCTATACCGACATTGCCAACTATCACACCTTTTCAGGCTTGCATGTAAATACATTTGGTATTGATATTCCTGAGGCTGGGCTGATCGGTCTAACCTTTGGCTTTATGGGTACAAAACGAACCACAGCAGCAGTCGCACCCGTTGGAACAATTACGCCAGCATCATCAAATCCGCGTATGTCGAATATCTCAGTAGGTGATGTGCTTGTTGATGGGGCGTCTGTTAAAGGTACAGCCTGTATTACAGCATTCTCATTTAATTGGGATAACTCAATGCAAGTGCAAAAATGCTTGGGTGCTGGACTTGAGGTTGGTGCAATTCTTGAAATGTCAGCCAAAGGTACAGGTAGCTTTACTATGGCTTGGTCTGCGAAAGCTGCTGAGTTTTATGAAAAGCAGTTCACTAATGGGAATATCTCACTCTCTATTCCAATCACGGATACCGCTGGGAATAAATACGTTTTAAATATTCCTAAAGTTGAGCTTACAGCATCGCTTGCAACTGGTGGTAAAGATGACATCTTGAATACCACATTTGAATATACGGTAGTGGATCAAGCGCCAACACTTACGCGCACACCTAAAGCTTAATCAATAGCCGCCTTCGGGCGGTTTTCTTTTGGAAGATCAAACATGGCTTTAAAAGTAGCAATCCAACAAAGCAAAGAAGTCGCACTTTGGAAAGAATATAAAGACAGTGAAGGAAATGTTTTAGCAGAGTTCAAGATTCGTGGCTCTGACTACAAGGCATATCGGGTAGCGGTTGAACGTGCACAGAATCAGTTGTCATCGAAAGGCTATGATGTGGCTACTGCGGGTAGTGAAGACAAGCTTTACCATGAGCTTTTATTAGAGGCTGCTGCATGTCACCTAGTGGCTGACTGGAAAGGCGTGGTCTTTGTTGAAAATGGTAAGGAAATGGAACCGGAATGCACACCTGAGAACGCAACCAAACTCTTCAATATGGGCGATATTGGTGTGGCAATCTGGGCCTTTGTGAAGGCGCAAGCTGACCAGATCCAGGCCGAAGCAAACAGCTATCGAGATGAAGTCTTGGGAAAGTCCGAGAACTCTACCGATACCTCCAATTCGCCAGCGAAGAAGAAGCGAGTGAGTACAACCAAAAACAACGCGCAATAGCTGAAGCGACAGGCAGGCAACTACCAGAAGAAATTAAAAAGCCTGAGTATAGCTATACAGCCAATGCCTTAATTGAAGCGTACAACATCATTTCACGCTCACGTCGATACGAGCAAGGCACACCGTTAGCCTTGAGCATTGCTGATCTGAATGCCTATTGTGAGCAGTATGAGTTGCCAGTAGAGCGTTATATTTTCAATGCAGTCATCTTTGATCTGGATAACCAGTTTATTGATGAGGCGTATAAGAAGATGAGCAAGAAATCAGCGTAGGTTGGTTTCTTGCGAAACGACATTCTGTGTCATATATTTTTTCTAATCTATTGAACAAAAATGTAAAGATGTTAAATTACAGCGAATGCTAATATAGCATTAGTGATAATTTTTATGGGCAACTTAAAGGGAGGTGATTATGTCAGATAAGCTTGTCATTGCACTCCGCTTGCCGGATAAAAAGCCGTCCGATTTAAAATTTGGCGAAATGGCTGAGCTATTTAAGCAGTTCGCCAATTTGCTAAAAGGATCTAAGGATAATTTCGGTTATCTACAGGAAGGATCTATTTATGTTGGTAGTCCACCACTAGATTCTGAAGAATACAAAGTCGCCATAGATCAAGTTTTGCAATCAGATGGTGGGGATTTAGATCAATATTTGAGTAAACATTTGGATTGGGGTAATGCTCAAATTGGTGTGCATCGCGAAGGCGAAAGCCCAAAACAGATGAAAGTGTTACGATCTATAGGAAATGTGATTAAACCTAAAAAGTTTAAACAAAATGACACCCTTAGAGGTAGAGTAAACCGAATTAATACCAGTTCAGAAAGCCACTCTGTTGGTATTACTTTTATAAACGGATTTAAAATAAGCGCTAAAATTGCATTAGATGATGTAAACACACTTAAAACATATTTAGGAACAAGTACACTAATTGATTTTTCTGGTGTTGCTACATACAGCTATGGTGACGCTTATGAGCTTTATCTAGAGGATTTCAAATTAAATAGCTATGAGGCCCTAGAAGAAGATTCAATCGAAAAATGGATTTCTGACTTTGTTGGGTTTGGTAGGAGCGGCTGGCAAGATTTGGATGATCCATATAAAACACTGGAAGACGAACGCTTGCCATGATAATTACTATTGATGCCAATATATTAGTAGCTTTTTTTGATGATAACGCTTTCGATAAAGGTTTTATCCAGTTTTGCAAAGCAAATAATGTGCAGCAAGTAATAATCCCAGCTCCTGCAATGTCTGAATTTTTATCTCGAGATAGCGCTGAAAGATTCCAATTTATTCAAAATAAAAAAAGAATTGCCTCAATTGTTAGCTTTGATGAGAAGGCAGCCTATATCACTGCGGATATGGCGGAAAATTATTATAAAGATAAGTTAGAAATACCCAAGCAGAAAGTTAAAGTTGATCTCCAAATCCTTGGTATTGCAATAACCAATAAATCAAATTTTATTTTAACTCGAGATAACGACTTTAAGAGTTATGTAGATCATCTAAAGTTGAGAATAGGAATAAAAACTATTTCAGATTTACAAATTATTGACGATCTTTTCGAATGAGCTAATCAGCAAAACCACTCCCCGGAGTGGTTTTTTAATACCTTATCATTTTGTAATATTATGTTAGTTTAATTAGCGCCCAATAGGACTATAAAAGATATTCAGTTCACGTTAAGAATGAAACTGCTATGACTAAAATAGAAATATTTATCTCCATCCTAGTTGTAATAATTATTTCTACTTTTATTTATCTTGTATGTCAGTGATTTAGAAAGTTAAGAACCACCTTCGGGTGGTTTTTAATGCAGGGAAGTTTTAACTTAATATCTGGAATTAACTTTGACAAAGTGATCAAGCGGAATAACATAACTTTACAAAGCTGCTGCTCTAAATGTTAGAAAAATTTGGAAATTAATGTAAAGTTCCGTCCTCAAGGGAAGGGCGTAGTTATGAAAAATTTAAGCTTATTATTTTTTATTATGATTTTAGCGGGTTGTGGACATAGAGAATCTAACGGTCAGCAGCTTGATCTAGAAACAATCAAGAAAGAACAGCTTGAATTTGCAAAAGAAACCACTAAAAAATTTATTCCTAATCCTGATTCAGCTAAGTTTCGCAATCAAGTCGGGGATTGTGGAGAGGTAAGCTATAAAGAAGCAGATAGTGATTATATTCCCTTCCAGCGTTTTATTGTGCTTTCAAAGGATATAGTACTTGTAGAAAATCAGACGGATCAAAAGCAATTTGAGTTGTCATGGAAGAATGCTTGTACGCCAAGCTGGAAGTAATTAAAAAGCCCTTTAATTAAGGGCTTTATTTTATTCATCAGATGATTCTGATTTCTGGTCTTTACCATCTCCATATTCTAGAGCCACTTGTTGTGCTTCTGCAGCAGCAGTGGCTTCTATAGGTGGTTCTGATGCAATAGCTGCGGTACCAGTAAATCCCATTAAAGCCAGTATTAGAATCTTTGAATACTTTTCCATCTGAATTTCCTCTAGGTTTCTAAAACTTAAATTCAGTGTAGAGAATGATTCC